TGTTGGTTAGATTATTCCGTTTTTAATTAGTTCTTGCTCAAGTAAATATATCATGCAATCTTCTTTGCTACCTTGAAAGTGAACACTTGATTCATCTTCACTTACTACTTGGTATGTGTCGAAAAACAAATATATTATCTTCATTGTTCTTGTTGGTTAGTTAGTTCTTCTTTTACTTGCTCAAAGTAGTTCTTAAATGTATTCCACTCATTAATACTACTACTCCATCCATCATTGGATAGCATCTCATCAACTGCAATAATTGCGTGTTGTATTGCTATTTCTCTACTTGCAAAATATTGGAAGTCTTTTTCCATTTTTGCTACTAATTCTTGTGCTTTTTCTTTTGTTGTCATTTTGCTATTATTTATTTGTAATTTATATCCACTATCTGTCTTGCCACCATAAAAATTAGTTAAAGTGCCATCATTAATAAAATTCTCGTATAGTTTCATTGTTCTTGTTGTTTAAGTTTTACAATACCATAGATTAAATAATATTCATACTGACTTTCTGTTAAGATAACATACTGACCATTTACTTTGATAACATAGTTTCTTTTCATTGTTCTTGTTGTTTAAAGGTTCTCATACTATTTACAATCTCAACAAAACTTTTACCTGTTGAAAGCATCTCACTATATGCTCTAAAAGCAAACTCTACTTTTTGTTGTTCTTCCATTACTTTTGCTTGCCCTAAATGTATTTCAGTAATCATACATTCATTGTACACATAAACTTTTTCAAGCCATTCTACTGCGGTTAATTTTTCTGCTGTTTTCATTGTTCTTGTTGTTTAAAATAATTAATAATAATTCGTGTTTTACACATCAACAACCAACGCTTGAACTTCCACCATCTTTTTAACTTCTTATGCCAAGGGGCATCCTTTAATCTTTTGGCTGCTTCTTTTATCATTGTTCTTGTTGTTTAGTTATCATTTCTATTTAATATATGTGGTAAAAATTGCCACTTATCCTTTAAAGGTTTCATCATTATCTACCCACTCATCCACTATTTCAAGATTTCCACTAAAAGAATATCCAGTAGCTTTTAAAAGTCCTTCAATCATTTGTAAAGCTTCGTCTAGAGTTACATCGTTGTGTGGTACTTCGTGAATAATCTTATGTTCGTATTGTTCGATTGTTATTTTCATCCGTGTTTATTTAGGCATTGTTCGTTTTAATTTATCTTCATACAATCCGTCTTGTTCCGATTGCTTTACCATTTTAGTTAATAAGCCTTCTCTGTATTCGTCTTTCAGTCGCTCCAAGTAAAGAACAAAGTCCATAGCTTCCTCTTGTGCGTGTGTAAGCCATTCTAACGTACTTAGGTCGGTTCTTTCTAGCGTTGTGTTATACTTGTTTATTCCTACTTGACTTCGTTCGCTGAAACGTGCTAAAACACGTAATACTATTTTATCTTCTATTTGCTGATTCATAAGAAATTGATTAAGGTGTTGTAATACTCTCGGCAAAGCTCTACCTGTTCTTTGATTCGTTCAATGACTGCTTCGTCTTTCTGTACGTAGAATACTTTAACACGTCTGTTCTTTGGAATGTGGCTAAAGATATGTCGTTTTTGTACTTCGTCGCGTAGGTCTAAACTTTCTTCTAGTAGGTTAGCGTTCCAGTGTGCGCGTCTTACTTCGTCTTCTACCATTTCTTCTGGCGTGTTTACCAAACAATAACACAGCAACGATTCAGTTTTATTCGTAAGTTCCATATATCCTTGAAGTTGGTAGTAGTAGTCTTTTGTAGGAATTTCTGTAGCAAAAAACGGAAAAGTTGTAGCGTCCCAAGAACTTTTAACATCTAGAAGAACGGTGTCCGTGTTTACGTCGGGTGTTCCAGTCATCCAATCGTTACTAAAATGTTCTTCGTTTTTCCATGTAAAGCCTAAATCTAGAATGTCAGACACTAATTTAATCGCGTCGTCTTCTACGATAATACCTTTGTCCGTGTAACGGCTGTAAAATTGCTTTTTAATTCCGTACTTGTCTTGGATAACTTGTTCTTCTATGTATGTCTTTGCTGTTTGGCTTAACGATTCCCCCTTTGTTCGGGGGTTCGTCATTATCTTACCTATTGCAGAACATCTAATTTTAAAAGTATTCATAGCGCGTTGATTAAATCGGTTTGACCTTCTGTTAAACTAAACTTTGACTCTAGTTCTTCGCGTGTGTATTTACCAGCTTGGATAGCTTCGATAGCACTTTGAAAGCGTTTAGCGTCAATCGTAGGATTTTTAATATGTTTAGGCGTATTATCTTTTGAGTCTGGGTCTGATTCCGTTTCGTCAATTAGGAATAATCCATTTAAAGCGTACTTACGTGCATAACTAGATGCTGTTCCTGTACATTGTTCAGATGACATTCCTTTGTGTTCTCCTAGCTCTGCAAATCCACTTACTGATAATTCATCTTCATCATCTACTAAAGTTGCTGTAGCTTTTAAAAATAGCTTGTTACCTACCTGAACAATATCATCTGATAAAATTAATGTAGAACCGTGTTTTTGTAACACAGGTTTCAAAGATTCTAAGATTTGCTCTGCACTTCGGTATTTGTACTTACCGTATGCGTTAAAGCTACCTTTTGGACATTTTAATTCTGCCTGAATTTTTAATAGATTTTTCATGTTAAATTGGTTTTTGTTTGTGTAAAGATAGTCTATATTTCGATATAAACAATAGTTTTTTAAATATTTTCTATAAATTCTTTGGTAGGTAGTAGAATTCCCTTACTAGTATTGGAATCCCCGCCTAAAATATCTCTAGAAGTATTCAAATATTTTCTACACATTTCTTTTAATCTGTCTGTTTTAATCAAAATACAATGGTCGTCGCTTAACCAATACGCCCAGTATTCAGCGTGTGTCGTACTAATTCCACTTAATTTATTTCGGCTTTCGTACTCTACAAATATGTTACCAGTACGCAAACAATGAAAGTCGCGCTTTACTTCTATTCTTTTACCTAGTAGTTCTGCTAATTGGGTTTCGTATTTCTGTCCTACTTCTAGGTCGTATTTAAAATCGTTATTGTAGTTCATTTACTTTTTTCTTATAGGTTTGAATGATTTCTTTTAACTCGTCGATAGTCCATTTTTTCGTAATGTGCGCCCGTTTTTGTAGTTCAAGTAGCTTTTGCGCTCCGATTTTTTTCTGTATGCCTATTTGATATTGTAATAAGTTACCACTTAAGAAGGTGTTACAAGCTTCACATTGTAGGTGTACGTTGTCTTCGTCAAAGCGAACGTTTGAATGACCGCCAGAACTAAAATAGTGACCTGCGTTCTTTTTCTTTGGTGGTAGGTTGCACGAAATGCACCATAAACCAGAGTCCCGAAGCCTTACGTATTTGTTAAAGATTGTCTGTGCTTCTTTTAACCAGTCTTGTAATGTTTTTAGGTCGTTCTTCATCCGTGTTTTGGTTTCTTTCCATTGTTTTACTTTGACTTCTTCGACAAAGGCTTTAATACATTCGTCTTTTAAGCAGTATTTGTGATTGAATCGGATAGGTTCGAACTTGTCTTTGCAGTTTTTACATCTCATTAGTCAAATTTTATAGTGTCTTTTATCCAGTTTCTAAACTCCAGCTGTAAATCTATTTGCTGTTTAAATATTTCTTCGCGGTTTGCTTCGTTAGTATTCAAAAGGCGATTATCTACCTTGCGGATTTCGTCGGCTAGTATGTTAGCTTTACGCTTTAAGTCTTGTTTGAAGACGAACTGGTCGTTTAAGTCTTCGATGAAGTCGGCTAATACTGGTAGTACAGCTGACAAGGTTACTAATTTGTGTTGTTTAGTCATTTGATAGATTTGATTATATAGTGAATAATAATAGAGCTAACTAATAAAAAAAATAAAGGGAGCATAAAATCGTAATAAATTGATTCCCTCATTTTTCTATATTTTCTTGCTTGCTTAATGTAGTATTCTTTTGTTTTCATAAGTCAAGGTTTTTGTATTTGTTTTCTTTTTCTAAATCGTTAATCTTTTCTTTTAAGTGTCCGTTTATTTGCATGGCGTAATTTATTTCACGTCCTATCATGCGCATTTCATTTTCTAGATTGTATATAGTCTTTTCTATTTCTGTTAAGTCTAATTCTACGTCATGCGCGCCTTGTATAAAGGCTGTGGCGTTTGGCTTCTTTGCTTCTAGGTCTTCGCGTGTTAGCCTAATCCGTGTTTTTATGCTTTGTAGTTTGCTTTTTACTACTAAAAGTTGCAAGGCTATGTCCATTCTTTATTATTTAATGCGTTTAACTTTTGTTCTGTCATTGTTATTTTAGTCTGTACTGGTTGTTTTGCTCGATTATTTTTTAATGGGTCTACACCCGCTATTTTAAAACCTAGTCCGCTGTTATAATCGCAAAAAATGTAATCATTTAGCGCAGTAATTTTACCGCCAGTATCTGTGTCTTTGATTTTTTCCGTAGTTACTAGTGTTACGTACTTCATTTCTTCGTGTTTTACTAGTCTATGTATTACAAACATATCATCACAGCGATTCAAAAATGCCTTGCCACCTTCGATTGCATCCTTCATGGGTGGTTTAAGGTGTCCTTTCCACATATGGTTCTCTGGGTATAAATTACCAGAGCGTCCGCTTTCTGTATTTGGGTGCGTGTTTATGTACATAGTCATTCCCGTTTCGTTTACAAATTGCCTAGCCATGTTTAGGAATTCGTAGTTACCTTCATAGCCCATTTTTCTGTCAAGTCCCGTGTATGGGTCAATCAAACACGCTTTCGCGTCTGATTTTTTAAATATTTCTAGTAGTTCTTCTGGCTTGTATAGTTTTGAATTATCTACGAAGTCGAAAAATTGTTCTAAATACATAGAATAACTTGTAATCTGTGAGGTGTTCAATGACTTAAAGCTAACACCAGAATAGATTTGTACCATGTCGCGTAATATTTGCCCGTATTGGTTTTCACCCGACCAAATAACGAACTTAATGTTATGCTTTAAAGCTAACGAAAGGAAATAC